CCCATCCAAGCATCCTGGTTTCATCTGGGTGTAAGTGAATGAGTGATAGCGGCCTTTGCTTTTGAATCGAGGACGGCCTGACCGCTTACCGTTACTGTCCCCTTGAGTGAATCGCTGCCAAGTGCGGTCAATACGTTTTACGCAATCTTGAAGTACCTGAGAGTGAATAGCTTTGTACTCAGGAAACAGCTTCTTGGTATTGAGTAGGTCATTTTGTTGGCTGTAATAGCTAGGTCTGTCTTTGGGTGGGGCAATTGGACAACTGATAATAGAGCAACGGTCTACAGGGCATTTATTGAGCCGTTCCCAGTCCAGACGCTCACCCAAGTGGTAGTTGTACTGCTTCCGTAACAGTTCTAACCAATCAAGCATTGTGGCTTCTTGGTTAGGGGGTGGGCGCATCCGGTACTGGTAGGTGATTCTCATGCTTCTTTCCCTTGGTTCTAGATGTACTTTTTGAGGGTGTCAATAGTGACCCCGCCACACGAGCAGATGAAGTAGGATTGAGTCCAGAATAAGGTTAAATTATAGTTTCTGATAACCATTAGCAATTCCGGTAATTAGTTTACTCTCTTTGGCTTCTTTAGCAGCTTCTTCAGTAAGGAATTCAGATTCTAAATTAAATAGTTTATTTCTATTTACTATGATATAAAATTCATAAGGACTATTATAATACTTGGCTCTTTTTAGTAAACAATTAATAAGTTCGTAATCTAATTCGCCATCTCTAAATCTCCAACTAACTTTAGTCTTGAAGGAAGATTTACTTAAGGGATCTGGATTGTCTTCTCCTAAATCTACATTATACTTTGCTTCTCCAATCTTATATTCTCCCACTAATACTTCACAAGGCATATCTCGTAAGCTAAGCCAAACTTTGAAGTGCCCTCTTTCTTTTACTGTTTCACCTTTAGATAATCTAGTTGCTAAGTTATCTACTTTTAAACAATCTAGGTTAAATTTAATATCATGTACTACTGTCCAACCTTCAGCGGTGCCCTTAATAGATGTAATGCCTTTATTGTTCCGATCAAAGAAACTATCAGATTTACATTCAATAAATTCAAGTATTCCTGGTTTAAGTATTCCAGGAGATTCGGATGGGAGGCCTGAGACTGATGTTATAGGGGCATCCGTACAAGCTGTCATAAAGAATTTGATTGTTGGATCTTGTTGAGATAACTTAAGGATTTGTTCTGTATCTAAACTTCCATCTTCTAATTCCCAATATATTTTTACCTCGCCCAAATATGTAGGTACTCTTTTACTAAGGTCTAGATAGGCCTCTTCTACAATCTCAGCACTAAAGTTTCCCTTTTCATATCTACCAACTAATGTTGATGTGCCTGTACATAAACCTTTCTTGGAATATACCCAGATCTTGCAATTTGTAAGCATTGTTATTATTACCTTAATTTACTATTGTATTATATCATATTCTTCTGCATAGCCAACAATGGTTGTGCTATCTAATACCTTCTCTTCACCAGAAATATTAAAGTAATCTGAGGCTAATGATGATAACTTTACTGGCCCGTTTATAGTATTTCCTGTAATAAAGAATCGTATTCCTGAACTATATTTTCTTTCGGGGCGTAACTTAGTAATTAAATCATGATCTAAACTACCGTCTTCTAGTTTCCATTTTATTTGTTTTTCCCCGGCTAAATATTTAGGTATTCTACTTTCCATAGTCATTATTTCTTGTTCTACACTACAGTAAATAGTAAAAGTTCCTGTCTTATATTCTCCTACTAACGTGGTCCCTTCTGTATTACTTACCCAAACTTTCCAGTCTTTAGATTCTTCCATTGTTGTTGTTTATATATTACTTTAAAAGTATAACATAAAAAATAGACACTGCATTGCTACAGTGTCTAATATAGGATTATGATTACGAACTTTAGAACAAGGGGCCAAGAGGACTATAACCTTTATTACCCTCTAATATTTTCCAACCTTCAGCTAGTCCTTGAATCTGAGTAGCTACTACAGGTCGGCCTGACATAGCTGCCATAGAAAAACTATCTGATTTACACATCTCTAATTTAAGTCTAGAAGATGTAGATCTGGGTCTTAATGCACCCGTAGTAGGAGATCCTGGGTATCTTTCTGCGAAGCTTAAATCATTAGGGTTATTATTAACATAGCCCCCTTTAGAGAAATCAATGGTGTTAGATTGAGCACCGGAGCCTTCGGGACTACCTGATACTAAACCACTAGAAGATAAGTCATCTGCATTTACATTAAAAGTTAAAGAGAATCTGGGACCTCTATTAAATCTATCTGCTCTTGTCATTTGGGTTTCCCCAAAGATCTCTTGAATCATTCCTAGATCTAATAGTCCTCTTTCTAATACCCATGCAATCTGAATCTCTCCGTTTAGATACATAGGGATTCTTTGGTTGAATGTTAAGTATGCTTCAGTAGCATCTCTGATGGTAAATGTACCAGAGGTATATTCACCCACTAATACTGGTTTACCATCTGCTTGGTTTGCTAGCCATACTTGACAATCATATCCAGAAAATGGGACTAATTCAGCATTCCCTGGCGCTTTACTTAAAATAGACATTATGAACTCCTTAAATATTGATTGCTAATGGGATACTACGATTGATCTCAAGATTAATAAAGTCTGCAGGATATACAGGGGTAATAGATGTATAGACTTTAACAATCCCGGCCGCTCTGTCAGAACTACTAGCAGTAGAAGTTGTTGGTACAAATGCCTCAATAATCCCTTGATTCTTAGCATTTTGTAAGATATTATCTACAGAGTCATTAATTCTATTGTAGTAGCTGTTTTGTGTACTTGCTGGTTCAGATTTAACCCAACTTAACGCAAAGTAGATGTTCTCACGTAATACGTTATATACACGTCTTACAGAGATATATACCCAGTTAGAATCAGTAGAAGTAGTCTTCCCAGTTAAACAGTGATATTGACCAATAGCGGGGTCTAAGATTAAGGCTTCGAAGCCTGCATCAGCAATAGCATTGTAGTAATCTTGGGAGGTTGTTAGAGTGGTATCTACAATATTCTTGATAGTAGGACTGGATCTACGAGCAGCAGGACTTACATAGAAAGGTGTACTTGCTAAGTGCCCTACATAGAAACCATTACCAGGAACACTAAGAGGAGCTACAGAAGTCTGTGCTGTATATGTGTGCCAACTATAAACCATTACTGCTCCACCTTTATATACACTTGGTTGTGCATAAGTTAAGGAGTTACTTACAATTGTATCTGTAGTAGTCCAAGATTTAGGAGCTTGTAAGATTGCAATACGTAATCCGGTTAGTTCTACAGAGTTATCTACAGCAGTAATTTGTGCAGCATGTACGTTAAAGTTATCTACGATTCCTGCTTCAGCACCAACTACAATATAGTTCAAGTTATAAGTGTTACTGGTGTTAATAGCATTGATATAATCTTGAGCACTTGGTAAAGGACCATCACTTCCACCATATAAAGGAGTTGTTACAACTGTTGTGTCTTTACAAGAAACAATGTTAGCTGTATAGAATTCTCTACGTAGGATTTCATAAGCTAAGTTAGCTCCAAAGTAAGTAAAGGCAGAACTTACAGTTAAGGAAGTGTTACTTCCAATAGCAGTAATCACTCTATCTTGTACAATGTATAAAGGTTGGGTAGTGTTAGCTGCGAATGCATAATCTACTACAACTACGGTTGCACTTGTAATAGCTGTAATCTTACGATTCTCAGAACCAATTCTGATAATATCACCTAATTGAATTACTGGTACGTTACTAGCATTAATAAAAGCATAAGGTTGTTGTGCTGTTACTGTAGTAGTAGTTCCATCTGTAGTAGCGGTTAATACTAAAGGCGTTGCAGCCCCGCTATAAGCTCTAGTACGAATAGTAACTGTATCCCCAACTGCAAACTGGTTAATAAAGGCTGTACCAGTTCCTGTAACAGTAGTAGGAGTTGTGCTAAGTACTGTAGCTAACCCGGTACCATTAGTACTAGGAACTGTGGCAGTAGTAGCATTAAGACTTCCTAAAGTATCAGCTAGTGTAGTAATGTTTCCACCAGTAATTGTGTAATAACCAATAGTAGTATCACCTGCACTAATAATAGTTGTTGGCTTTCTGAATACTCTGTAGTAGTTAGCACCAGCAGAAATAGGCCAAGTCACGTTTACAATTCCTGTGCTACTTACAACTGCACTTGGTACGTTACCACTAATAGTAGTGAAGTTTACGTTATCAGGAGAAGCACAAACAGTATAGAAGTATGTAGTAGCTGCGTTTAGTCCTGTAACTGCTGCTAATACTCCGGTAGTTGTGTTAGAAGAAGGAACAGTAGCAGTTCCTGTAGGGGCAGCGTTAGTATCTAAGTAGTTAAGTGTAGTTCCACTAAGAATATCATAGTAACTTACTGAAGTATCACCAGCAGAAATAGTAGTAGTCTTTCTGAATACTCTGTATTTAGTAGCATTACTTACTGCAGTCCAGGTTAAGTTAATAGTTCCTGTACTTGTAGCAGCAACGTTAACCACAGTTCCTAAAGTAGTATATCCACCAGCATCTCCTGCACATACTACGTAGTAATAAGTAGTGGCGTTAGTTAAAGAGCCAGTACCTGCTCCTGAGTTAGCTGCGGCTACTGTGCTGCCTACTGCAGGCATAATCATAGAGGTCGCGTTAATAGGTTCGTTAACTGTGCTGTTATCATCTCTAACATAAGAAGCTCCACTTGTGGCGGCAGCAGGAGTTGTTAGAGTTAATAATAAATCATTAGTAATACTAGCGATTGTGTAAGAGACACTATTAAATTTAATTAAGTTACCAACACTAAACGTAGTTAAGAAGGTTGTATTAGTACCAATTACTTGATAGTAGTTAGCAGAAGTAACTGTAACTGTTCCTGGTTGTGCTAGATCTAGTGAATCATACAACCAATCAACGGTATTACCAGTCAACTTATAATCAATACCTTGAGTAAAAGTTGTAGTAGTTGTGGTAGTAGGATTAAATGCATTTCTTACTGTTTGGCTTACACTTATTAAAGATTTAACAAAGGTATACCCGGTGTCATCTTGAGTATTAGGTCTATAACCTCTTGTAAGACTTACTGCATATTGCTTTCCTGCTCTTGTAGGACGTAAGTTAATATCACTAATTCCATTAGGGCCAGCAGCATTAGGTCCACCTCTACCAACATATTGTGCTTTGATATATTCAGACTTATCAAATTGCTGCATAAATCCTAGAATATCTAAGTTAAGGAAATCTAATCCGGTATATACTTCTTGTCTTCCACTTTGAGTAACGTTACTAACAATAGGGTTACCAAAAGCATCTACAGTACTTACTGTGTTATTACTAGCACTTTGATCTTGTACTGTTAGGTTCCATTTACTACTACCAATACCAGCGGTAACAGTAAGTACTAAGTTAGAGTATCCTACAGATACATCTGTGATAGTTACTAAAGGTAACAAGCCAGTAGCATCATATAAAGTAATAGATCCTGCAGTAGCGGCATTAGCTCCACCACTAAAGGTATAGCCTCCACTAGCAAATGTTGGTGTCGCTCCACTTAATCCACTACTTCCTACTGCTATATAATACTGCTCAGTGTTTGCAGCGGCACCAATAGTAGTTGTAGTTAAAGTAATACTTGGAGTAGCTGTGCTATTATACACGGCGTTTAATCTTCCAACGGTTACAGGGTTGGCGTTAATATTACTAACTAATCTGTTCATAATAGTTGCAGCGGTTTCCCCAATTGAGGTTACTGCATAAGCAACTACAACACCAGTACCACTAGTATCTCCACTTTTATAATGCCATAAGGCAACATCTTGAGTTCCTGCAGTACCAACAATTCCTGTTAGGGTAATAGTGGCGGTAGCTGCACTAGCTCCTGGGACAATTCTATAAATAGCAAAGTCACCAGCACCTTGATCAAATGCGGTCTGTACACATAGGGATCCTGGGTTTGTATCAATTCCGTATCTACGAGAAAAGGTATCTCTAGATGATAATGTTGTGTGGGTATTTGCAGGGCCTCTTCTAAACCTGCCATAAACTCCAATGCGGTTTAAATTTACCGTACGTGGAGCAACTATTGTATTAGTTGGTTCTGAAATTAATACCCGTGGAGTTCTTTGGTCGGTTGCCATATGATTATCCTGTTGTAATAGTCTTGTTTATTAGTAAACCACTGTTGTCATAATATAATAAATACCCTGTATTATCTGGGCAAGTTATATTAACTGATGTAAAAGCTCCTGCAAGTCCAGGATCTCCTATTGTATATATAAATGTAAAGCTGCTGTTGTATTGTGTTGTGTTTCCTGGTAACCACTGACTTGGTAATGGTATGGTAGTTGCTAATTGTGTAATTGTTATAATACTGTTAGCTGGTAAAGTACTCGGGTAGATATCATCTAAACTATACTGAATATCAATTGTAGTAGCAGGAACTGTATATGCATAATAATTAGTCTTGAACAATTCTACTTCCCAATACATTTCTACTAAGTGGAAATAAATACCTGAGTCAGTAAAAGGGCTAGAACTCTTATAATCTACTTTAATTAATGTGGTAGCTTTGGCTAAGTTGTTAATCCCAAATAAATCATACTGTAAGATTCTTCTGATTAGTTCTGTGTAAGCTCTTATTACACCTTCATATGTGTCTAACTTCTGTGTTACTTTTCCAGATGCTGTTGTTATAGTAGTTTGATTATCTAATGCCGGCCCAGTTAATCTTAATTCAATTACTAACATGGTTATCTCTTTACATTGTCCAAGAGTTTTATTTCCTGCTAATGTGTAGTCTTTATAATAGGTCCCAGTGTTTGTTGTAATAGCTGGTAAGAGTTTATTCTCTCTAGTTGAATAAGGATATACAGATAGGGTTAATCCCGGATCAGGAGCAAATCCTGCGTAATCTCTAATGGTGGACAATACATAATTCTTTCCAGTGGCTGGATCAGGATATTGATCGGTACCATCAGCATTTTTAAATGGAGGACTGGTTAATAAAGGATTGTTGGCTAATCCTAATAAAGTATTATAGATTAAATCTTGTGTAGTTATTAAATCTGTAGTCTTAGTTATATTTATAGGAACTGTATTACTTTCTTCTCCTAAGTTATTTACTACAGTTACATATCCCGTTGCATATACAGGCGTATAGCCATTAGGTAAAGCTACTACTGCAACTGCTTCAAAGAAGTTATCTTGTAAAGATTCTTTAATTATATTAAAAGTAATTCCACTAAGATTATAAACTTGTATAGTTTGTATATTAGTAAAGTTAATTCCATAAAACTGTACTATTGGAAAGGTGTTAGTAGTAAAGTTGATTTTAGTTAAGCCTAATATTAAAGGTTTCATTAGTAGCCTCGTAATCCATAAGAATCATTAATTCGATCTAATACCCGTTGCATATCACTATTTGGTTTATATTTAGATATTAAAGTTCCTACAGGAATTCCTGTATTTGGACTAACATCATTACTTACATTACCCGCAGCTAAAGAGGTATCTAGTATTAAACTCTTAGCACTTGTACTAAAAGAACCTCTAACAACACTTGTAGTACCTCTAGCAAATGTTATTCCTGTAGGTACTACTAATATATCTATGATTAATTGATACTGTGGATCTGTTCTTCTGAAACCTGTCATTTGTATAGCAGTGCTGATACTAGTTAATGCTCCTAAAAGGAAATTAGTGTTTCTGTTACTGTAAATATCATTAAGTAATAATAATACTAATTGCTCTGCAGTAGTGCCTGTAGTAACATTTATTGTATAGATTCCTTGAGGAGGTATTGCCCCACTAGGAGTCGTAGATATTCTATATTGTAAAGTACTAC